GGGGTCAAAGGTGCGAGTCCGATTCACCGGTTAGGGGTCGGAACGGCCGCGCGCACTGAAGGTGTTACAGAGCGCGAGCGTTGTTGAGGCACGACGTCCGGTCGAGCGCGCGTCAGTGGACTAATGTCCACCAACGAAACGCTAGACAGGACTGATTCAGTGTCTTGAGTCATCTCACCCGAAGGAGGGTGACAAAACTCCGGCGGGCAGTTGGGGCAAACGGGCCCGTCGCCGATGGAGACACGGAAAGATGGCAGAGTTTCGGAGAACTCGTCCCGAATGTGTGGTGTCTTACGACAGATGAAGGTTTTGGGTGGGGCCTTTTCATCATCGGCACGCAGGCACATTTTGACGGCGGTTTCTGAGACTTGGACGTGAAAGTCACGAAGAGCTTCAAAGTGGTAAAGAAACTCACGTGGCAGATGCCCTAAGTTGGTCAAATCCCGCAAATCGTCGATGGTTTGATCATCCAATGATTGGCAAAACAACAGAACACGGTCGGGGTGCTTGCTGAACAAAGAAGCAACAGCACCTCCCAACCACGAGAAGGCTTCGCCAACGATGGGGATCATTTTCATAGCTTGAGGCGCGATTCGGTTGATAACGTCCCAAACTGTAGAGCGCCCCTTGATGGCTGTGGAGCCAAGGTCGGGGTGCATAGCCGCCACACTCAGCGATTCGGCTGCGGTGGCGGAACTGCCCATGGTGGATGTTGGCGCTAGACCTTCTTCGGACGCCAACGTTACTTTCGATTCCCAGTTGCAGTAAATGTCAACCTCCAGCGTTTGTGCAGTCACAGCTGTCGCCATAAATTGGATGACAGTGTTATCTGAAACAGCTGTGGCGGTCGTCGAAGAGAAATTGGTATCCGACGGCCCTGCCGGGAACCAGACGTAACGCAACGAATCTTTTCCACCAGTAGGTTCAAAGTTCCCCACGGTAGTCTCAGCAAACGACTCGAAAGTGTTGAAGAGAGTCCCGTTCGTCTCTCCGCCGGAGCCGATTTGGCAGGAGGACGCGTAGGGGAGTCGTTGAACTGCCCAACGGCCTTGCATGGACAAGGCGGCAGTGCAGTTACGAACGACAATTTCCATACTAACTAAGCGCTTTGATATCCAATTCGCAGCGGCAAAAGTTTGAATGGAGTCGTTGGCCGCGATATATGAGCCTGCGGTGATGAAACCGCCAGCAAAAGCGGTTCCATACGTAATCAGGCTCGTGGTCGTCGGCGCGACTATGAACTTCGTAAGAAACGTAGTGTCGGCTCCGGTGCTTTGCACGCTGGCGACTACGTAGTGTGAGTCAGACGAAGTAGCAAGCGTTCGGTAGACTTTAATGTCCGGGACTTTCGCACCGGGCAGCTCTTTGGGAAACAAAAGAGAGGCGGTGTAATACTTGCCCTGGGAATTAGCGTCTCCCATAACGTCTGCTTCTTTCTGACGACGTTTTACGTGATCGATGGCTTTTGAAGCCACAGCGTGCATTTTCGGGTGATGTTTCTTGAGTACCCCCATGCCCATTCGAGCCAAGTCTTGCGCGACGGTAGGTCGATTTGGTGCGCTGCTCGGGTGGTGGGTCTGCAACTGCGGTGGTTTGGGTGCGGGAGTTGCGGGGGGTGGTGGGCGAGGTGCTCGGGGCCCCTTCTGAGGAGGAGGTGTGGGCATTTTGCCATACACATTCTTCTTAGTGGGACGACGTGACATCGCTAATGGCTCAATTACCGTGAGCTGGGTGACCAGTTAAAGGTAAAAGTGCCACCTTGACCGCGGGGCTTGGGCAGGCAGCCCTATTTGTGGTCGCGGAGCGGCTCAATCCATATAGCGCGGGTGGGAGCGTCACCACCTATTTGAGGTCGCGCGAGACGATTGGTGTGTTTACTGCATGGACTCAGAACTGACATCCATATCGACAGCAATAAGCCGCGAAATGATGGGGTCCGAGATCAACACAGGAAACGATTTCACCTTCCGCAACAGTTTAACAACCTCTTCAACATGCTGTTCACCCAAGCCATACCGTTCGAGCAAAAAATCCCAAGTTGCGGCGACCATCGATCCAGGTGTTTCACTCCTGAACCTTTGTTGCTCGTAAATGGCTTTAGCGCGAACTCCAGCGGTAAGTTTTAACATGGTGCTGATGAGATTGAAGGCAAAAGGTACATGCATCGTGTCATTGCGAAGACCTAGTGCGACACCCCTGATCCATGCGATGTCATCTTGGACGGGTTTCTCCGCCCAGCCAAGCCGTGAGAACAATCGGCCGGGTTTTGGTGCGAGTTGAAAGCGTGGGGGGTACATGAGGTTGCGGTACTTGTCAGCCCAACCGTCTTCTAGGCCCGTGGGCCAGAAGAGGGCGCTGCAAAATTCCACCAGCGGTAGGCGATCTGTGACTGAGGTGGCGGCACTCAATCCTAGTTCCGACATTCCGTGCTGCCAACCATGAGAGGTCGGCGTTCGCTTTGCGGGCGTTATGCACAGTCCGTCATCCCCAGCGAAAGTGCCGTGAAACAGGGGCGCGCTAATAGTCTTTTGATCAGGCAAAACAAGTGGTTCATAGTGACTCTCACTAAAGTGTTGGTGAAAGTAAAAATCATCGTTCATAAAGAGGGCTTCGTGAAACACGCTCTTCACGGGGACGACCTCGACGTCTCCAACGCCAGCGTGAGGCCAGTCAAGTAGGCGGCGGGGGGTGACGCGATGTAGGCGGCAAAAGGTGTACACGTGAGCAAGCGCGTTTATACGAGTATTGCCGAGGGTGGTCTTAGGTTCTCCCGACCCGCGGGTGCCGTTAACACTATAGCGCACTCCTGTTTTGGTTGAGCCGGAACACCCTTCGGTCTTGAGGCGCAAGGCTTTCAGAACATCAGGTGGGCAGCCAAACTTCTCATCGATATCACAGTCCAGTTGCATGAGTTTCTTTTCCAACAAACCGTCAAACTTGTTAAAGTCATTTTCAGTAAAAGTCGGCTCAATGGTGGTGTCGAGGCATTCTGTCATCCAACTACCCATTTCTAGACTGTCGTGGCCAGGGGCGTAGAGGAGAAAATGCCAGCGAGAGGAGAGGGGGTTCCACCCCCACACGCGCTTCATAATTTGAGACATGCGCCAAACCCACGGACCCACCAAA